ATTCTATGTAATACATACTTATTTAGACATAAAAAACGAGTGTACAGAAAATGGTTATTTTCTGTACACTCTCATCTTTAATAATATATTTTAAATGTTATTAACAAAACTAATTTAATAAGAGTCAAGCATAGTTTACATATGTATTATGTTTGAAACATATCTCTAATTACTTTTTACTAATATCATTTAAAATGTCTCGCAATTCTTCAATTTCTTTGTTATTTAATTCTTCATTTTTCGCAAAATTCAGCACTAAACTTTTCATGTCCCCTCCATACAGTTTATTAAGAAAGGTTTTAGCAGTTTTCATTTTAATATCGTCTTCTTTAATATTTGATGAGTAAAAATAAATATTCTCTGATTTGTATCGTTTTATAATCTCTTTTTTATATAGTCTTGTGATTAATGTTCTAATCGTTTTATCGCTAACTTCTTTATATTTTTGAATTTCAACTACAATTTCATTAGCTGATACTGATTTTTTACCCCATATTATATTCATAACATCCCATTCAGCCATAGATATTTCAACTTGCTTATTGGCCATTTAAAACACCCATTTCTTTTAATATTTTTTCACTGATTAATTCAACATTTTTCCCAGATGGCTTTCCATCTGATAAATGTGTAGCAAAATAATACTTATCATGATTTGTAATTACGTAACCTACAAACCACCCATTATTATACTTCCCGTTTACTATACCTGTACCTGTTTTCCCATACAGTTCATACTTTTCATTTTTCTTAATCAATAATGAAGAAGATAATTGATTCTTTGCTTTTTTACTAAAATGGTTATTTTGTTCCATCATATTTTTAAAAACTATTACTTGTTCAAGATTAGATATTTTCAAACTATCTTCCATCCAATAGCTTTTATAACTTCCCAAATTTTTATTACCATAATTTAATTGCTTGAGTTGAGTCGCAGTATAGTTCTTTGGTATTTGATCGCTAATACGTTCGAAGTACCAATTAACTGAATTTTGCATTGCTGTATTTAAATCTTGTTCCTTATTCCAAGCATCAAAAGGGTAATGCTTATGATTCCATGACATACGTGAATTTTCATCATTTATAATATGTCGGTCAAGTCCAAACATAGCTAAATAAATTTTATAAGTTGAATTAGGAGAATACCTTTTTCTACTTTCTTTTTCGTTATAAATATAGTATTTGTCTTTCTTCATGCTGTACATGACGAAAGATCCACTATTTGAACCAAAAATTTTACTTTTATCTAAAATTTGGTAATCGTTGTGTAAGGGCTTTTTATAATTATAATCAGTTATGGATTGCCCCATCAAAAACTGGCTTTGAATTACCATGAGCAAAAAAGTAAAAATACAAATAAAAATTAGAATTAATTTGGACTGTTTTTTCAGATTGGCTTCTTTTATATTAATTAATCTTCTTTTGAGTAATGACTTTTTACCATTAAATGAATGGCTTAATATATTTTTATTAAAAAATGGAACATTTAATACGGAGTCCATAATAGATTCCGCATAAGTTTTAAATTCATTTTTGTTAATATTATTAAGGACAAATCTATCGGCTTCTACTTCATTGTCATGAATTATCTTTCTTTTTACAATATGTACTAATGGATTGTAACTCATAATAATAGAGAAGATATTAAAGATAATTAAATGTAAAGTATCTCTATTTTTAGCATGAGCATATTCATGCAATATTATATATTTTAGTCTTTTGTCAATTACACTTTTAAAATATGAACTAGGAATCAAAATAATATATTTCCCATACCAAAAAGTTATTGGAGATTGAATAGTCTCTGCTTTTCGAATCACAATATTTTTTTTATATTGATGGTTGAAAAGTATCGTATCTATTTTATTTTTTTCATTTTCGTTTAGATAAAGTGACTGTTTCTTTAAATATTTAAGATATAATAAGGCTTTCAAAAATTTAAAACTTAAAATAATAACTAAAACTATCCAAATAACTGTGCAGATATTATCAATTGAATCCCAATTAAACTTATGGATATCTGTTGCGAACTCTTGAATAGGTTTGGTGGTATTTATGTTATGGTTCAAGTCGTGTGACTTACTTTCAACTGTGGGCGCTTGATTATTCACATTATTAAATTTAAAAAGAGAGAATTTAATAGGAATGAAAGGAATTAATCCTGCAAGAAGAGTTAGATACCAAACTTTATAATTTAACATATAATTAAAATAGCGTTTTAATATGTACCTAAAAAATAATAACAATAGAAATATAAAACAAAAGCTTACTATGCTCATTATTAATAACTTAGCCATTTCAACACCTTCTTTCAAATATTTATAATAAACTATTGACACCGATATTACAATTGTAATATTATTGATTTATAAAAATTACAACTGTAATATCGGAGGGTTTATTTTGAAAAAGTTAATATTTTTAATTGTAATTGCTTTAGTTTTAAGTGCATGTAATTCAAACAGTTCACATGCCAAAGAGTTAAATGATTTAGAAAAAAAATATAATGCTCATATTGGTGTTTATGCTTTAGATACTAAAAGTGGTAAGGAAGTAAAATTTAATTCAGATAAGAGATTTGCCTATGCTTCAACTTCAAAAGCGATAAATAGTGCTATTTTGTTAGAACAAGTACCTTATAATAAGTTAAATAAAAAAGTACATATTAACAAAGATGATATAGTTGCTTATTCTCCTATTTTAGAAAAATATGTAGGAAAAGATATCACTTTAAAAGCACTTATTGAGGCTTCAATGACATATAGTGATAATACAGCAAACAATAAAATTATAAAAGAAATCGGTGGAATCAAAAAAGTTAAACAACGTCTAAAAGAACTAGGAGATAAAGTAACAAATCCAGTTAGATATGAGATAGAATTAAATTACTATTCACCAAAGAGCAAAAAAGATACTTCAACACCTGCTGCTTTCGGTAAGACTTTAAATAAACTTATCGCAAATGGAAAATTAAGCAAAGAAAACAAAAAATTCTTACTTGATTTAATGTTAAATAATAAAAGCGGAGATACTTTAATTAAAGACGGTGTTCCAAAAGACTATAAGGTTGCTGATAAAAGTGGTCAAGCAATAACATATGCTTCTAGAAATGATGTTGCTTTTGTTTATCCTAAGGGCCAATCTGAACCTATTGTTTTAGTCATTTTTACGAATAAAGACAATAAAAGTGATAAGCCAAATGATAAGTTGATAAGTGAAACCGCCAAGAGTGTAATGAAGGAATTTTAATATTCTAAATGCATAATAAATACTGATAACATCTTATATTTTGTATTATATTTTGTATTATCGTTGACATGTATAATTTTGATATCAAAAACTGATTTTCCCTCTATTATTTTCGAGATTTATTTTCTTAATTCTCTTTAACAAACTAGAAATATTGTATATACAAAAAATTATAAATAATAGATGAATAGTTTAATTATAGGTGTTCATCAATCGAAAAAGCAACGTATCTTATTTAAAGTGCGTTGCTTTTTTCTCATTTATAAGGTTAAATAATTCTCATATATCAAGCAAAGTGACACCATTGTAAGTTAATTCTTCTTTTTTTAATTTGTTTAACTGATGCTCTGAATAAACTTTTTTGTTTCCTCGTCTTGTTGACCATTAGCAATGAATTGTACTTGTTTTTGTAATGTTTCAAGTGCGTCAGGCGCATGTAGACGATTTCTAATATCTTTAGCAGTGAATTGTTTACCATAAATTTTAACTACTACATCGATTAATTTATCTAATTGTTCTTTGAATGATAATTCAACTTCTCCATTTTCTGCTTTCTCTAATTCAGCCATGATATCCACTGATTCATATAAAACATCTAATGGTATAAAGTGTGGTGTTAAGTATGTTTCTAATTTAATTTCTTCTGCTTCTGGGTTTTCTACTAAACGAATATAGTTACGTTTTAATTTGTTTGACATGTCTTAATATCTCCTTTTATTTCGAAATAAAAGGACGGCATCACACCGTCCTAAAGATAATTTATTTTTCTTCTACTCTTTCAAAGAAAGGTAACTTATAACCTTTTTTCTTTAAACGTTTTTCAAAGTCGTTGACTACTTTTACTTTTTCTTCTACAACCTCATCTTTACGATATTCTTTACCAGTTTTAAGGTCTTTAGCATCTTTTAAAACTTTATATTGAACCATGGATTAACACTCCTTATGCTTCAGCAGCAGATTCTCCTGTTGTACTATCACCAGTGTCTACTTCTGTTTTACTGTCATAAGCACCATTTAATAATTCTTGGAAGAATGAATCAACATTAGCACCTTCACGAGAACTATCGAATAAAATTTTACGTTTACCGTCAGCGATACGGTGCATTGCAGTACCTTCTGATTCTTCTGAACTGAATTCCCAATCTTCTTCGGCAGTTTTACCTTCTAAGTTTGGATCAGCAAACATAACTTTAGTTAAACCAACTTGTTGATAAGAACCGTCACGTCGTTCACGTTTAAACCATACTGCTACATAGTTGTTTTGTTTACCACGTTCTTCAGAATATACTCCTGCTTCGTTATAAATTTCATTGAAGATTAACTCACGAATTTCTTGTGGGAAAGCATGCATTGTCATCGAAATTTTACCTTCACCATCAGTAGTACCTGATTCAATGATTGAACCGTCAGCGTAAGCATTAACAATTTCTCCACCAGTTTCTACTGAAATTTCTTGTAAACCACGAGTTTGAGTAACATTTGAATATTTGATAGTACCGTCTAATTCATCTGTTTCTAATAAAGCGAAACCTAAATCTTTAATATTGATAAATGATTTTGGTGTTTTAGCATATTTAACCATTTAATTTTCCTCCTCATAAAAAATTGCTTCATATCGTCTTGTTGAGCGATACAAAGCAAATTCTTTGTTATATTCATTTCCTAAATTACTTACTTGCCCTGCTTTCAATTCTTTCCAGAGCAAATCACTAATACGTTGTGATATTTCGTTTCTTCTTAATCGTGCATTGTAATCTGCATTAGCTTTCACAAATACGTCTACTTGAACAATATAACTATACGCTGCACGTTTTCCGTCATAATGTACTTCGGGAATAGGGTCATCAAAGTCATCTAATACGACATAAGGCTTTGTGATGTCTTTAACGTCAGGATAGTCATTGAACTTTACATTCTTGACATCTAGTATTTTCATTAGTTTTTCGTCATCTTTTAGGACGCTGTATATTTTATTCAATATATCAATCATAGTAACTTCTCCACTTCTTCCTGTACCGTTTTATAAAACTCTTTCTCAGCTGTACGCAAAGCTTTATCTATCGCACCAAAACCTTTAGGTCGAATAAACTTACCATTTCTAGCGTGAAAGCCTTTCTCGTTTAAATGAACAATAGAATATCTATGATGTGGTCCTTCCCAATATACTCGAACAGAACGAACGCCTTTATCCCAATAAGGCGCTGATAGCTTAGCCTCTTCGTATTCTGCGCCAGTATCTCTAAAGTAACGAATATTACTTTTGATAGCGTCTAAAACAATATTTCCTGCCTTAATCAACGCCTTATCTATAATTTTGTTCATTCTTTGACGACTAAATTTATTCTCCAAATCTTTTTGAAGTTGTTTTAATCCATCTGCACGAATACCACTAAAATTATTACTCGCCATTAGATACCACCCCTGCAGTTAACATTAAAAATTGTTCGTTCTCTACATCAGGTTGTACTAATTTAATATTCAAATCTTGATGAATATATGGCGAATCTATTGCAACGTAATGCTTCTCGTTTGGTATATATTGCCCGTGTGTTTCACGTATAAATATCTTCACATCATGTTCTGTACCATTTGCAATTGCTTGTTGTAATTCAGTCATTTTCCACTGTGGAACGTATGCCCAACAATGATATAAAACTCTTTTACGTTTTACACCTGCTTCTGGTCCTTCGTTATCTTGATACTCATAAAAATGAACACGCGTATTTAACTTTTTTGTTGTAATAAATGGTTTTTTAAATTTACTTTTCATTTACATCACGCTCTCTTAATGTCAAAAATCCAAAGTGTAACAAATCATCTTGATAATTGTCGTTAAAGAACTCTAATAAATCTTCATAATCATATCGAGCGCGTGCAAAAACTAAGTTTTTACCATTCAAATTACTATTAATATCAAATGCACCAAAACGTGTTTCTAAGTTCTCGTAAGACATATTTAAAACACGTAATAAGTGTTCATCTTCCGTATCATGAGAAATCTTAGTGTATTCTTTAAATTCATCTAAAATTTCATCCGATATCTTAACGCTTGGCATTAGTATCAACTACTTTCTTAGGCTTGTGCTGCACCGTCTGTAGTACCACCTGCAGGAGTTGAAGTACGAACTGCAGTAGATAATTCTAAGTCATACACGCGTGATGCATTGTTATCAGCTGGTTGACCATAAGCAAATGTTTTAGCAGTGTATAAAATACAATCTTCTAAAGCTAAAGTTTGGTCGAATTTTTTTACTGTTAATCCGCCACCACGTACTGCATCATAACGATCAGTTACAAAAGCAACTAATTTATTTGTTGGAACAAATTCAGATGATACGATTTGTACGTTATAAGGTAATACAGTTACAAAACCACCATTAGCAGTTAAGTAAGTGTAACGTGCTTGTACATCCCATGAGTCTTGTGGGTTAACTACTAATACAACTTTACCGTCAATGTTTACTTCTTTACCGTTTTCTTTAACAGATAAGCCTTTTAATACGTCTTTTAATTCATTTACAGTTGTGTCTGCATCTGCAAAAGTTAAAGTTCCAGATGTTGTTTTATCAACGACACCGCCATTTTCTTGGATATCTTTCATCAATCCAACTGGTTGGTCTTTAGATGCACCTTCACCAGTTAAGAAAGCAGCTTCTAAAGCAACTGAAATAGCTTCTTCAATTTGAGTACGAACAAAACGCTCTACCCAGTTAGGACCAAACATTTTTAAATCATCTGGAATAACTACGAAACAAGTTAATTTAGATTGTTTGAATTCTTCTTCATCAAATGCAGCATCTAATTGACCTTTGATTTCACCAAAGATTTTACCCCAAACAGCTTGACCTGTTGGTTCTGCTTTAATGATACGTGTTACTAAACCTGCGTTTTGAATGTTGATTTTTGAAAGTAATGGATGTTCTGATTGTAAATCATCAAACACACGTTCAATAACTGTTTCAGGTAATAATTTTTCTTCTTTATATCCTACTTCTGTATTGATTTCATTAAAGAATTTACGTTCTTCTGAAGTTAAAGGATCTTGTGAACGTTTAGCTAAAATACCGTTGTCTACTACACGATTATTTACTTCCGCTGAAATTTCTTCTTGTAAATCGTTTGATAATGCATCAAACATTTCTCCGAATGCTTTTGATTGTTCTTCATCACTTGCACCATTGCGAACTAATTCTGCAAAGTGTGCTTTGTGATCTTGATAGTTTTTTAATTTTTCTCCTACTTTGATAGGCATTAATATTCCTCCTTAAATTTATGCATAAAAAATAGCCATTAATATCAATTGCTAATAGCTACTTAAAATGCAAATCTTGAAAATTTATTTTCTTTTGGTGGTGGATTAGTACCTCCGCCTTGGCCTTCGCCTTCATTACCTTCGTCATCGCCTTTTTCTAATTTATCTAGGCGTGACTTAATGTTTTTAACTTCGTTTTCCAAATCTGCAATACGTTTTTCATTTGAATCATCACTTGAAGGTTCATCTGGTGTTCCTTCTTCTGCTTCATCAATCATAGAATTAATGATTTGCAACTGTTCCTTCAATTTTGCTACATATTTTGAATTCCCCACGTTCTTTACACCTTCTTTCTGCTTATCAACAGATTTACGAGATGATTTCTCATCTGCAAAACCTTTATTGATTGCCTCATCTGCAGTTAACCATGTTTCATTAGTGATTAGATTAACAATCTCATCACGATCTAAACCTGTTCTATCGTGATATATATCAACAATAGATGTATCAATTGCAGTTAAAGCATTCAATGTTTTCTGAATGTCTGATTTGTTACCAAAAGCCATTGTAGAAGCTTCATGTACCATCATATTTGCGCCTGTTCGGATAATAATCTTATCTCCTGCCATTGCAACTAATGATGCAGCACTTGCAGCTAATGCAGTGACTTCAATTGTAATGTGATTTGATAAGGACTTTAAGTAATTATAAATTTCTATCCCTTCAAACACATCACCACCGCCAGAATTTAAACGAATAACAATATCTTCTTTAACATTATCAAGCGAATCTTTCACAGCTTTAGCGCTGATAGTGTCGTCAAGAAAAGATAAGTTAGCAATAGTACCTGACAACGTTAAAATGTGCTTGTTATTCTTAGTTTCGTTTCTAAAAACTGGCGTGACATTTCTCACAATTGGATTACTCATTATTAGTCTCACCTCCTCCAACTGGTGAAACTGATTCGTAGTTTTTAGTTAATACGTATTCATCTAGGTGTTCATCATCTCCTGGTTCATCACCAAGCATGACACGAATTTGATTACCAGTATAAGTACCAGAAGAACGCAGTTTATCAATCGCTTCCGCCAATTCGATTGGTTTTTTCTTATCTATACCAACAATTTCAATGCGTTTATTTTCTTTTAAATACTCATCTTTAAAAAATAATTTAGCATTTAATTCACGCTCTAATTTCTTAGTTAAAGGTTTAAAACAAAATTGATTAGTTGCTTCAATCGCTTTTTCTAAATCTGCATTTTCTCCCAGAATTAGAGAAGGTGATACACCGACAATGCGTGCAATATAGATGAGAATATCTTCTATTGCTTGTCGTAACTCTTTGAAATCTGATCCATTCGCACTAGAGTTATTCGTTGAATGTTCTTCGTATTCCAAACCTTTCGTCAAAGGTACAACTGCAACTTGATTTTTCTCAAAGGTATTAAAAATCATATCTATATAATCTTGGATACCTTTCGTACTTAATTGTGTTGAACCTATATTCAAAACGCCTCGTATTTGGTTTTTCTTGAGTTGCATATTTAACATGCGACCAAATACTTCGCCATAATCTTCAAACAATCCTAATGAGAATTTATCTAGCTTTTCATTGGCGTATTCTAAATAAATTACATCATCCATTGAAAAGTAGCGATTATATTTATAGTCGTTAACCATAACTGAATTAAAGCGATGTGGTAATAGTCCTAAGTCTGTTTCATGTTCGAAATCATCTGCCACATATAAATAATCATCATCCGATTTAATGATTAAAGCTTCGTTATCGACAAGAAGTTTATAAATAAATTTCTGCCAAAACTGTGTAGCATTTTGATTAGGGTTTGGTCGAACATTCAATAAGTAATACATATCATCTTTAGTGACATGATCACTTTCTTTCACTCTAAATTCAGATTGAGCGATTGTCCTTGCTACATACTCAACTACCACATTTAAAGCCATTCTTTTGATATAGGCTTTTGAACTTGTTTCTTGTAAAAGTTCTAAGTCATACATCCATGAAATCTCTTTATTTTTTTGAAATATCTTATCAAATAGCCCCATAACTTACTCCCTCCTTCCTTTAAAATCTCAAGCCCCTTAACAGATTAATTTCTTCTTCTAAATTAGAATCTTTCAAATCATCTGCTCTATACAACGCATGTATAAGAGCTTGGAAACCATCAGTTTTACGTCTTATTGGTTCTTTCTTTTCATACTCTTTATTACCGTCCTTGCGTATCTTAACAGCTACATTTTGCGTATACCAACGCATTAGAGGGTTATCACCAAAGATAAGATGATGTTGCGCGAACATATCTTCAACTCTTGGTGCAAGTAATGATTGAATTGCACGAGTGTTTTTTATTACTTCATATTCGATACCTGCATCTTCAAATAAAGGTCTAAGTAAATCCATACGGAAGTTGTCGGCTACGACTTTTTGTAGTCCATAATTCTTTTGCGCTTCAATAAACCAATCAATAATATGTTTAGGGTTTATTGTTGGCTCATCCACAATTGTGAGTAAACCTTTTTTCTCCCATTCATGAATAGGTGGCTTTAATTTGTATTTATCAAGAAATTCTTTTCTAGCGAATGAGTGAGTTTTCCAAATATAATCATCACCAGATCTAAACAATAAGCCGACTGCTGCAAAGTCTTTTAAACTCGCATAATCAAGCCCACCAATACATTCATTGTTTTCAAGTGGGGGTATAGGTCGATTTGTAGCCATTATGTCATCCCACGGTGCTACAACACTTTGAGTATCAGTTTCAGGCATATTCATTCGTTTAGTCATAAATTCCGGTCGATTAGATGGATTAAACTGAAGTCCTAGATATTGTTGATGGACTTCTTTAAATAATTGAGCGCCATATTCACTTTTAGGGTTTTCAAACATTGGGTTTGCTTTTTCCCAAAGTTCCGGTTTATCTATTTCTTCTTTATCATCAATTTTGCAAATGAAAGGGAACAATCTATCTTCTGGATTAATACCTTTTAAGACATTGTCTGCTCTTTCTTTTAATCTATCTAAAAACCCTTCTCTTACATACCCGTCTGTACCTATGTAGAAAGTACGAGGGTGTGCAACTTTACCTAGTCCACTTCGTTTGATATTAATAATCGTATCTTTTTCGTAAGCATGGACTTCGTCAAAGAAAATACAACCTTCACGAGCGCCATCTTTCGTTTTCTCATTAGATGTATCAAACAAGAACTGTGATTTGGTACTTGTACCTTCCACATAAACCTTACTTAAATAAAAAGGGTTGTTAGGTCGTTCGCCTGTAATATATAAGTTGTTACTTTCTATCATTTCATAGATTTCCCTAAAACTTACTAGCGCCTGTTTCTCACTATTAGCTACTACTGACATATTATATTTAGGAATACCATGTAATGGTGTCATAAAGAATGCTGCTAACGTACTAATATAACCGTTCTTGCCACCGCCACGAGCCATTGATATGAAGAACTCCGAAAAATAAGGCGTTTTAGTATCTTTTTCATATAAGAAAACAAAACATGAAATAAATTTTTGAAAATCTTGCAATGGGAAAAACCATTTTTCACTAAACTTGATGTAATCTTCTATTTTTTGATCATCAAAATAAAGGTCATCACGTTGCAAAATGTTATCTTCTAAAAAAGATATAAGCTTAATGCGTTCTTTATTAAAAATAATCTGACCTGACTTAGCTTTTTCAATGTAATCTGTAACATAACTAGGTATCTTCATGTTAAATCAGGTCCTTTCGCTTGTTCTAATTTGCGACGCTCTTCAGCTTTTTTATCTAAATGGAATGATTTTTCTAAAGCTAACAATGAGCCACTCACTTTATTCTTTTCTGCAATAGCTGGATTAGCTTTCACAAATTCTTGACTTGCGTTTTTAACAATTGTTATCGGTCCTGACTGCTCAATGTATACATCCAAAGCATAGAATAGTCTTAATAAGTTGATATATCGCTCAACTTTTTCAACTTCAACATTATTTTCTTTATCAATTTGACTCGTTAAATAATCTTCTGTCTCATTAATTTTCTTGATTTGATTTTTAGTTAGCTTGTCTTTTAAATACTTGTCATTTTTCAAAGTCCCTCCCCCTTTCTGCAAAATTTATTTTTAATGATTTTCGGTTTGTCAAGTCCCCTAATGTATGTTTTCGAGAAGTAAATCTGCGAAGTTGAGCCAAGCGCCGGTTTCCGCAAAGCCTTTTGTGGCGCGGTTTATTTTACCCGGGGGCATTTAGCACTTTTTACACTTTTATTTTTTGAATTATATTTATTTTTTATACAATTTCTGTTCACCAATTTTCATCATTAAATTTGTTTTTTCGATTGTTTGGATTATGTTCAAATCTGCCATGTCTTTTATTATGATGATACTTACATAAGGTTCTTAAGTTATTTAAATCGTATGCAAGTTCAGGTTGTTTTTCTAATTCAATGATATGGTCGATTTCTAATGATTGTTTTTGATTAATTGTTAATCGACCTTCAGCGTTACACATCACACATTCATAATGGTCACGTGCCAATACCTTTAGTCTTGTCTTGCGCCATCTAGCATTTGAATAGAATCCTTTGTTCTTGGTTCGTTGTTCTATATAATCTGCATATGCTTTGCTCATCTCTGTTACTCCAAACAAAAAGACACAACACTAATGTGCTGTGCCTGTGTATTCATTATCGTATATCTATATTATAAATCTATTTATATATTGATTGCACATTCCCTTCGATGTCTTCTATCTCTTCGATGTCTTCGATGTCTTCTCATTATCATAATGTCCTTGTTGAGCATCCATGTATACGTTAACTATCTCATTAAGGCAAGCATAAAACTTAGAGTCACTATTAATCTCCATTAGGTCTTTGATAGTCTTGTGCTGCATGTTAAGCTTAAGCATTTGTAGTATATGAAAGTTCTTCTCATCGGTGATGTACTCTTCATACTTATCTATAAACTCTATCTTATTAAGTAGCTTAAGGTTGCGTCTATACTCTCTATTCCTATTCAGTACCTTAACTAATACCTTATCACCTGTACCACCTTTGGCTTTAGGCATTACTGCTTCAATTCCATACTGTGCTATTGAAGTGCTATCTGCATCATATACCTGTGACTCTATGATATTAAGCATCCACTTATAATCATTGATCATCTTCTTAACTTCACTACGTGTATACAAATGATTACCTCCATTACTTATACTTATCTATTCTCGCTTTAATAGCTTTCATCAATTCATCTTGTGTTAGTTCTTTATTCTGTAGTGCTTGATACACTCTTTGGTCTATTGTGTTATCAGTCATAATATGATGAATGATTGTAGTATGTGTTTGTCCTTGTCTATACAATCTAGCATTGGCTTGTTGGTATAACTCTAATGACCATGTTAAGCCGAACCATACAATGATGTGACCACCTTGTTGTAGGTTAAGTCCATGTCCTGCACTTGCTGGATGTGCTAATAGTATCTTAGCTTTACCACTATTCCATTTATCTTTGTAGCCTTTATCATCTAGCGTTAGTACATCATCAAAGCGTTCAAGTATTCTATCCCTATCATGTTTAAAGTTATAGAATAAAAGAATTGGTTGCCCTTGCGCTTCGTCGATTATCTCTTCTAACTTATCTAACTTCCTATCATGGATGTGTCTAACATCTTCATCATCTGTATATACCGCACCATTCGATAACTGCAGTATCTTCTGACTAAGCGACGCACCACTTTGTGCTACGATTGTTCCATCTGTTTCATCTTCTAAGATGTAGTACTTCTCAAGCTCGTCATATAGCTTACGTTCTTTATTTGATAAAGTAACAACTTGTTTCGTATCTATACGTTCAGGCATATTTAAGTAATCACTAGCTTTCATACTCAAAGCAATATCTTCTATCTGTTTGTAGATTAAATCTTCTGAGCCTTCTCTTAGTTCCCAGTTATAGACATGATCACTTACTTGGTGTGTCGCTCTGAAGTATCGTTCACGATATCGACTGAATGCTGTTTCAAGTCTTTCGCCTCTATCGATTAAATAAACTTGTGCCCATAAATCAAGTAAGCTATTTGGACTTGGCGTTCCAGTTAATCCAACAAACCTTTTAACTAATGGTAGTTTCTTCTTTATCGCTTTAAACCTTTGACTAGATGGATTCTTAAATGTTGATAGTTCATCAATCACGACCATATCAAAAGGCCAATCTTTCTTATATTGCTCACATAACCATTTCGTATTTTCTTTATTTGTGATATAGATATCTGCATCTTTATTTAGTGCGGCTAATCTTTGCTTAGGTGTTCCGAGTATTTTAGATACACGCAAATGCTTTAAATGCTCCCACTTACTAATTTCATCTGCCCATGTATCTTTAGCAACATTCAAAGGTGCTATGACTAACATCTTTTCAGTATCGAGCAATTGCAATTCACTAAATGCCGTTAAGGTTGATACTGTCTTACCTAGGACCATATCCAAGAAAAGACCATACTTTTCATTCTCGATTACTTTATCGATTGCATGCTTTTGATAGCTATGTGGTTGAAAGGTAATTGCCAATTCAGTCACCTACTTTTTTTATAAATTCATTTACTTGTTCTTTAGTCCATAACGTAAAAACTTGATGATCTCTATTGGTTAATTGCTTATGCATGTATTGCTGCAATGGATCAACGCGTCCATTCGGTTGTTTCATCTCAACATAATACGTTTTGCCTTTAGGCATGATGACAATCCTATCAGGCACACCTCTTGTTCCAGGTGAAACCCACTTAAGACATAAACCCTTTAACTTTTTAACTTCTCTGACTAAATAGCTTTCAATTTTCGATTCTCTCATTTTCTCACCTGCATAATGAATACATAATTTATATGTGCGTCCCTTAAGTGCCTTTATTTTTTAGTTTTCCATACTATTATGCTATTAGGGGCACACTATACTACTACTTACTCCCTAACATTAAATATTAATCTATTATAGAAATTAAAAGGGACGCAAGGGACGATACCACTCTAGCCCTTGATACAACTGAATTTGAGCCGTGCCTTTTACCGTGCCTTTACTAAAATCTTAAAAGGGACGCAAGGGACGCTCACTTGAAAATCAGGCAATTTACCGTCCCTTTACTAATTTTAAAAGGCACGGTAAATTTAAGATAAAGGGACGCTTAACATTGAATATTTATACAATTTAAATTATATTAAATCATCTATGTCTACATCTCTAACATAAGCTTTTTGCTTACCGTATTCTTTACCAAACTTAAGTTTGCCTTCTTTATTACCATCATATACTTGCCAATTACCTACTTGTCTTAAAGCATTAGTAATCTTTTTAAGCTCCATTGAACCACGCCCGTCACCCTTATCTTTTCCAAAGCATTCAACAAATATTTCTAAAGCACACACTTTGTCTCTTTGAACTAATTCGCTGCTTTGCTCACTAATCGATTCGTCACCAAACTTATAAAAGTCTCGACGTTCACTTATAGTCATATCTTGCCAGTTCTTGGGTATAGACGTGTTAAGAAACTCTTCAATAATACCTACATAAGGTGACTCTTCAGTATGCTTACTTTGGATAGCATTCATCTCTTCTTCAAGTTCAGGATCAAGATAAAGTTCTTCGCCTTTATCGTAATAATGTTTTGCTTCCGCCCAAATTTGGTCGATTTCTTCTTTAGTTAGTTTTGACCATTTAACTTCTACTTTTTCAGGATTAACTGTCATAGGCCAAAAACGACGACCACCTGTTTCATCTCTTAAGAAATCTACTTTATTTGTTGTACCAATGAAAATGCATTGACGTGGAAAGTCTTCAATATAATGACCATAGGCTACACGGAAACGGTCTATTTGTTTTGAAATGAAGTGCTTAATCGCTTCAACTTCGGCTTTACGGGTTGCTGCAAGTTCTGCCATTTCCATAAGCCATACTCCTTGTAATGCTTCATAAGCTTCTTTGCCTGTCACAGAAACTAAACTGTCTGAGAACCAAGCACCGCCAAGCTTTTTAAGAATGGCTGATTTACCGACACCTTGTGGGCCATAAAGTGTAAGCATATAGTCGAATTTGCATCCAGGCTCCATAACTCTTGTAACACCTGCAGTTAATGCTTTACGTGTTGTCGTGCGATTAACTTCTGTATCTTCAACACCTAAATACTTAATAAATAGACGTTCAAGTCTAGGCTCACCATCCCAAGTTAAACTATTAAGGTAGTTTCTAACTGGATGATAAGCATTTTGGATAGCTACACTGATAATGGCATCTTTTGTTTTGCCGGAATGATGAATTTCATACACTTTTTCAATATAACTACGTAATGCGCTATCATCTCCGTCTTGCCATTGTCTGTGTCGGCTTTCTTTGTTCCATGGTGTTTTACCTAAGCATTCAATTTGTTTCGTAAATTCATTAAATGCAATCTTACCTTTTAAGTTAGGATCATTACGCAAGATAATTTCAATATTAGGGATGCTTGCTTTGAAGTTACCTTTTGATGTAATTTCTAATGTTTCATCCCATTCATCATTGGATGCTTCAATAACATCAAAGTCATCCATAGCATTAGACATTTTGTCCGTGATAAGCTGCTTTTTTACACGCTCATCATTCTGTGCTTTCGTCTGCATAGCTTTATAACTAGGTAGTCGATTAATTGGCGTATCGGCTTTCATGTCTTCATCTTGTGCACCATAAAGGTGTATACGTACTAAATCAAAACTATTTACAAGTTGACCACTGATTGGGTCTGTATTGTGATGTGAATAAGCGAATTTGCCGTCTTCATATAGAACCAAACCGCCTGCAGTTGACCCTTCATGATACGTATATCGGTCTGTACTATGTTGGTCGTAAAGTTCAGGTATAAACGTTTCAATCGCTTCTTCAATTGTGTAGGCTCTACAAAATGCACCAACAATACCTGGTTTCTCTTCCGGGTTACCTTGCTTGTCTGCTAAATGTTTGGTCTTACTTTGCTCACGATTAGATGTTGGCCATTCTAATGTGTCGGTCCAATCAACATATTCTTCTAAAATCACATCAGGATTTAACAGTGGTAAATCTTCATAAGTGAAAAAGAACTCAGCATCATTACTTGTTGATGGCCAATACATTAAACGGTGTGGTTGATAGGTTGTATCATCAAAGTATTCCATTCCAACCATATCTGCGACTTTACGGCCAACCGCTTCATACTCATCTGCATTGACATTACGTTTTAGTGGAATAACTAATCGTAATCTTGGGCTAATCTCTCTATGCTTATGCGTTGAATAGACACAGTAAGCAAAATCGTAGAACATAGAAAGTATGTCGGTCATATCTTGTGCTGCAAAGTCCAAGTCTAGCGTTAACATTGAACGGTTCATCACTTGACCGGCTTTACGTTTGCCTTCTTTTAGGTAACCACCAACAAAGCCACCAACGTCTTTAACATCTGCTTGTTCAGATTTAGACATTTTGTTGTAGTCGGCTAAGTCTTCTTTTGTTCTAACCGTTTGAGAAAGCTTTTGCATGAAGTCGGACCAAGCCATGTTATGATTGTTCCAATGCTTTGAAAGTCGGCTAGATGCATAAGCATAAGACACATCACGGTCATATTTGAGCTGTTTGATTTGTGTGACTTTGTCCTGCATAATAAGCTCCTTTCTTATAGCTTTTCACGTAGTGCATTTCTAAGCATATCGTTAATGGTTTCTAGCGTTTCAATTTCTTTCTTTTGTTCGTGTTGTACCATGATTGATATTAGGTATAGTAGCGCTAATAGAATTGTTAATATTGGCCACATTAGTTATCCTCCTTTTCACTTGAGTTGAATGCATCTTCAAATGCTTTAGCAATGTCATTTTCAATTTGACGTCTGAATGAACGGTTTAAATCAATTTGATCATCAAGGATAGCAAAGTCTTTAGGTGCAGTATCAATATCATCTTCAGATTGTAAATAGATAATAAGTTCGTTAGTTAGATATTTGCTTAGTTCATACATTCCGATGATGAACCATATTTTTAGTATGCGTTTAATCATTACGTTCACTCCTTTACTCTAGGTCTATCTCTATGAATTTTATTCATACTCACCCAAATAGTCTGTAATGCATAATACTCTGCTTCTAACTGTTTGATATAGCTTTCATTAGCATTATCGAACTTTGCATGGCTTAACTTTTCACTAATATATGTTGTTGATATAGCGACACGTTCATGTAGTTTTTCAAATTCTCTTTTGTAATAATTTTCCATTCCGTTCACTTCTTTCTTTGGATTATTGTTTTTACAATTCTATTTACAATTCCTTTAATTTTCTCTTTTGTTGTTATCTTAGGAAGTTTAATGGATTTTAAGCGTTTAATGACAGCCTCTTCTTTTGTGTCTGCCTCTACCAACGTCATACGTTCATTCTCTCTAGGTGCTTCTACATTTACATGCACATGACCTGTGCTGTCTGTAAATTCTCTGATTAGGTATTGCATTATTCTACAACCTCTAAAATCTCATGTTTCATTCTGTATTCTTTGACAGTACCATAGCAGCGTTCTGCAATATCCATAGCACTATCTAAATAAGAAGTTTTAATAGCTTTTTCTATGTTTTTAGTGAAACTATATACATTTCCAAATGCATTTGTTGATACATACAAGCCACTCTTTATTTCAATAATATATTTCTTGTCATTTTGATTATCTTCCATTCCCACTCACTCCTTAACTTGTTTAATTAATTGAGATATAGCACATATCGTAAACACTAAAAATAAGAAACCATAATCCCACTCATCTTTTACTTCTGTACCTACTAATTGAAATAATAATGAAATTATGAACATTCCTATTAAACCACAGAATGTAGCTCTCACTTCCCCAGCACCTCTTTTACTTTTTCTAGTATGTCCTTACTCTTTAAGGTCTGCTTCTTTGATGAACGTTCCATTGATTGTCTTTCCTTTTCTTCCTTTAATTTCGTCATACGCATACTGTAAACACTCCTGTAACGTCATATCATGTTGTTGCGCCAATATAATTAATGTAACGACTGTATCGCCTATCCCGTCTTTTAATGCATCCATTTGCCCACGAGATAATGCTGATGCTACTTCTCCAGCTTCTTCATAGAATTTAAGTGCTTGTCTATCTGAATTACCATTGTGTAAATCTTTATCGATACTCCATTGTTCTACTGCTTTTACTAATTGATCTAATGTGTTCATTTATTGTTCCTCCTCGAATTTTTGTTTTAATTCTAAATATCTTTTATATTCCAGTTCTTTTTGATATTTTTCTTCTTCTTTCTTACGTTTGTTTATTTTATAATCCCAATATTCTTTTAATGCATCTTGATTAACAAACGGAAGTTTTTCTTTAACGAACATTCCTTCAAATTGTATTTCATCATCAAGCAGCATCGCTCTAAATCTCGGCATTTGAATTTGATATCTTTGGATAGCATCAATGTCCATTAAATCCTCTTCCTCTTGCATGTCTGTATCAATTTTCAGACAGTGAATAAACACTTTCTTACTTTCGGTTACAAAAATTATAGCTGGAAGCTTATTAGGTGAATTGACGCTTAAATTAGCATGAAACACATGTGTCAATGTTTCTCCAGCTAACTTACTCATATATTCAAATTTGTATTCGGGATTAATAATTCTATTTTTAATTTCTGATTGAACTTCATAAGGTGCTTTCATCACTCTTCACACTCCAAATCACTTAATAAATTTTGAAACTCTTTCGTCCCGTCTAGTTGGTCCATTAAATGTAAATCGGTATATAATTGTTTTGCAGTACTCATATTCCAACCACTACTCCAATCATCATCAGCATCAGTTATACTGTATTGATTTATATATCTGATTTGTTCTATATAGTCTTCAGTTAGTTTATCCTTCAACTTTTGCCATGCACGTTTATAATCTTTATCTTTCATTGTCTGCACTCTCCTTTTAATCTATATGTTTCCAAGAACGTTTCATTTTCACGTCTCTAATTGATTGCTTTGAAACATTAAACATTATTGATAGCTCTCTAACTGTTTTTGAACTTTCTCTTATATATTTAACTCTATCTACAGTTAGTTTGGATGAGTGTTGTCTTTCTCCTCTAGCTACGTTAGCCAAACCGTGTTTATGTGCATGAATAGAATTTTCGGTAGGTGTTGACCAATATAAAAATGATTTATCTTGTTTGAGTAAGTCGCTCGTTTTATATGCGAGTGGTATATCGTTATGAAATATCCAGTCCAATGTAACCTCGATAATTTGGCTTGCTTGTGTACGTGTGCAATCACTTAATGAGATGCGCTTGTCGTAGCCGTAGTAAGTCCGAACGTATTCGATGAACATATGACGCATGTAGTCCATAGGTTGAGCTGTATGAGCCTCTATGTCCTTTACAAGAGCAAATATCTTACGGCGTTGTTTATCGGTTATTCTGAAAGGGTCTACGACTTGCACATCTACCTCCACTTCAAACCCGTTATCAAGTAGGAGTGAAGTTTTGTTGTCTAGTTCTACACCAGCAATGACAACGGTAGTTGTACCGTCATCTTGAGTGATGTAATTCTTGATTTTAGCCAATTAAATCAGTCCAATCAGAAAGGCAATGAATCTTCTGAGATATCTGGACCATTACCAAATGGATTGTTACCACTTTGTGCTTGTCCTCGTTGCTGTTGAGGTTGACTGTTTTGTTGATTGTTATTCTTTGGCTCTAAGAATTGAACACTGTCTGCTACTACTTCTGTTACGAATACACGTTGGCCTTCTTTGTTTTCATAGCTACGTGATTGAATACGACCGTCTACGTCAGCTAAATTACCTTTCTTCAAATAATTATTGACGTTATCAGCTTGTTTTCTGAACACTACAATGTTAATGAAATCAGCCTCGCGTTCACCTTGTGCGTTTGTGAATGTACGATTGACCGCTAGTGTGAAAGTGGCAACATTCACACCGCTTTGTGTTGTTCTGAATTCTGGATCTTTCGTTAATCTACCTACTAAAATTACTCTGTTTATCATTCTTTAATTCCTCCAAGCCATTTATTAATTTGTTGTCTTGTAACGTTTATTTGTTGTTTGTTTAAATCATTTACATTCATATTTTTCAGTTTTTCTATCTGTTCTTGATATTTGCTTGCAGAGTTACTTCTTTCAGCAATTTCGATAAAACTATCTGCTTCTTGTCTAAGCAACTCTTTCAATTGATTACTTGAAGTTGCATATCTTTCTTGTTTTTGTTTTGCATCGGCATCATCTTCATCAGTTGGAATATTGAAGAATTTCATTAAGAAGTATCTTTCTGCGTAAGTTAATGCAGTACCATGTGCTTTTGATACATCGTCTTGTTGACCTACTGCATAGAAAGTTACTTCGAATTGTTCTTCTGGTTTGTCAGCATTGATCCATACATAAGTCAATTTCATTTCTACAACAAACTCTGTTGTCGTAACTTCACGCGACGCTTTTTTATTAAATCTCGTTACCTCAATTTGCTTATAATTTTCTTCTGATGTTTTTGGTATAAGTAACAAATTATGTTCAATCATCTTGTTTCTTATTCTATGAAGCACTTGAGATCCACTAACATATGAGTAGTTGTAACCTTTAGTATCTTTAGTGAAGCCGTCAATATTAGCTTTAACATCAGCTATTTTTTGATATAAATTAAGTTGTTCAGTCATCAAGTCCTACCTCCTCATATTTAGTTGTTTCTGTTACTACTTTTTTAATTGCTGCATGTTGTGTCATGTCTATTGAGGTTTTGTCTAAACCGTCAAACTCTCTTGCTCTACGTTTATCTCTTGTATAATCTGTATCTTCGGGAGCATTAGGTCTGTTTCTGATATATAAGTCGTAAGGTGCGTTCTTTAGCTTAATTAGGTAAGTGACTGTTTCTTTCATCAATCAAGCACTCTCCTTTGATTACTTTCTTAGCTAATTCGAATTTGTCATGAAGTTCTTCTGATGTATGAAATTCAGCGAACATAATGTTCTTAACATCTGTTTTATACTCGTCTGAGTGATGAAAGAAGAATAGGACTACTTCGTCATCACAAATTCCTGTTCCGAATTGACATTCAACACTTTCTTTGCTGTTAACAATTAATACATTTAAGTCGTTAGCAATTTTTAGTAATTTGTGTTTCAACTTGACTGCCTCCTAATTTAGTTGTAAATTTTAAGTACATATAATTTTAAAAGTCTCCGACTGTTTGCTATTTGCCGATAGCATTCAGTCTTTTATTTTGTAGTAACATTGGTCGAAAAATACATAAGTTGCTAATGCTGCGAATAGTGCATATCCTGCTGACTTAGTGATGACCACTTCTACTAACATGAGCAGGAAAAATACTGCGTTGAACATCATGCCTGATATTAAGAATGCTTTATCGTGTGATTTCATATTTATCTCCCCTTTCCATAAATTTCTTCGAAATGCTCATCGATGAATTTATTCATCTTTCTTGCGTTGATTCTCCAACGATTTAAATTTTCATCTGGATAATGTACGATGCCTTGCTTTTTGAGTAATTTCTCAAATTTTGGGTGGGTTAATAATCTGTCTTTAATCGTGTCGTCAGCTGACATTTTGAGTTTCTTTTTCAATTCTTTTAAGTCCCAAACTGGATCTAATGAATAATTTATTAACTCTTCATATTCATCTTTAGAAACAAGAACATGTGTGTCCGGTATTGGAACAGTTACGTTTAAAGTTTGCGTCATCTCAGATACTCCTTTCGTGTATAATTTGGTTATCTTCAAATGAAAGTGAGGTGACATAAATGTCTAAGATATATTTCGACCCTCAACAGTTTGCAAATGCTTATTTAAGCACTCAAGAGTTCAAACCGAGTAATTACGAAAGTGAACAAGAAATGCTTGACGAAGCATTTGCTGTATATTTAATGGCGTTTGAACACGCTAGAAAATATGTCGAGAAAACCCAAAATGACGGTTAGTATTTAAATCTTTTTTATCGATGTAACTAATTGTCGTTTTCCTAGTGTTTATTTCAATATTTACAACCTTCCAAGTCACAACTGCCATTGTGATGAGGAGGGTTGTTTTGTATAAAATGTTCATGGTTATACCTCCTTTAAGTTGTTTGTTCGATTGTGGGTTAAGCTAGTCTTTCCAAGATGCTGT